CAATTACCTGTTTTGGTTCAGAAGATGCTTTTTATATTGCGGGAGTGGTATTCCGATTGAGTAATCACTACCGGTATCAAAATAACAGGATAGTAGTTTATAGAAAATGGCTTAATAATCCGTGGGTAAAAATAATTGACTTTTTTTGTGAGGAGAACTATGTTTATGGTCTGGGCGCAAAATACAAAGACGGCTATATTTATCTTGCTTATATGACTGGTTATTACGATGGTTGGAATTATATATGGAGGCGGGCGCATATTAGAAAATGTAATGATAGTAACGGTAATTTAATTTCCCATAAAGAAAGTTATCTTATGTCCGGTAATGCAAAGCCATTTTATTATCCGATACATTTTGATATTGATGACGACGATTTTTTTCACTGGTTGTATATAACAGAAGAAGAAGGAGCATATTCCTGTTATAATATGAAAATACATTTTGTCAGCGGGGCTATAAGTCAAAAAATGTTTGCTGAAGCATCTTTGCCGATAGCAGTATCACTTTTTTCTGATAGACCTTCGCCGAAGACAATACAAATAATTGTTAAAAGGTGGGGAACTCAATGGCAGATTTGGCGTTATGTAGATAGTTCTTGGACATTGTATTCATCTGAAAATATCTCTGGTAGTTTTAATCCAAGCGAATGGGACTGGAGTATAATTCACAGTCAGGATGAAGATAGTGGGTCTATTGTTGCTTATTCGGGATACAAAAATTTATATTGGTGGTCAACCGAAGATACGGAAACTAACGGGCATTTTGAATTGAATCCCGAAGATAGCGCAGAATGGGCTATCGCAGGAATAGCATTTGGCAATCCTTATGATACACATATTTATACAGAAAAAGATATTCTTGTTTTATTCTTAAAAAAAACGAGGGGTTCTTTTTCTCATCTTGTTAGAGATATTATAACTTTTACAGGTCAAATGGATACAACGGAATGGACGGTAGGAAAGAGCATTGCCTTGAATACAAATACCGCTGTTGGGACAAGGTGCGGAAATTCTATTCGTAAAGATGCTTTTTTAGGGTGGACTGATTTTTTATTTGGGAAAATGATTGACAGCAATTTCTATTACTGTCCGAGGAATTTTGCTCCGACAGATGTGACCTCGCCGACAAAAGACCTCAACACGGATACTTTTCATTCGGGGATTCTAAATATAGATTGTTACCTTTTTGATAATCTGATTATTAAAACATATACAAGAACATCCGATAATGGAATAGATTGGGACGGCTGGGAGTTAATCAATGACGACGGGACTATCAATTCAACAGCAAAAAGATATTTTCAATGGAAGGTTGTTTTTGAAAGTTCCGGCTTGGTTTACGGTGATATTGCATTGGCAAGTGCATATTTTTTCTGGGCAACGGGAATCGGGACTGCAAGATTTAAGAAAATTGATTGGAATTTTTCTTCGGCGAATATAGAGGAAATTCCTATATCTTTTTCAAATGAAGATAAGGGCGAGAAAATAAAATTCTCAAAAGTGGAAATAAAGGCAAACCCCTTTATATTGAATGTGAGCACTAAAATCTGGGACGGGGATATTGACTGGACTGCGGAAACAGGGAAAAGTTATAATTATAATGTTGTCTTTGAAAACCCTGTTGAAGTGGACGCTGCTTACAAATTGAAAATCAACGGACATTATTATCCCGAAGGAGAAAGCACTTACGGCGGGATAACAGTAATTTTTACACGACATCCTATCAGCCCGCAGGTTTTAATCACCGGCGTAAGCGATACGAATATCACAGAATATTTTATAGAGGGAAAAGAGTGGACGCAAACATCCGGTAGGATATATTCGGTAGGGGAAGGGATTGAAACTTTACAGATTGAAAATAAATATTTGTCGGATTCCTTTTTGTCGCAGGATACCGCTAATAAGATTTACAGGGTATTATCAAAAATAATAGTGGGAGTTCGCAGGGAAATGACTTTACCTTATTGCCCGACGATGGATTTGGATAATGTCATAAAAATAGAGGACGATGAATTGGATATTACAAGATTTTATCAGGTGCTTGAAATTTCTCACGATATAAAGGAAAAGAAAACAAAACCGAAATGTATTGAATTGGATTTGTCAATATATTATAACCCTCTCTACTGGGAGGAAAGAGTTGCAGGTGTGCCAGTCAAATGGGGAACAACTGACGGCGGGACACCGTATTACTGGGGGGGTGCGAGATATGGTTAAAAGGGGGAGCAATGGAAATACCGAGTGATGATAGAATAGAAAATAAAAACCCGCCGAAAGACCCTGACGATAAAAAAGAATTGAATGCAGTTCGGATGATGGCGATTCTTGATAAAATTGTGAACGGTAGTTACGACGGTTTCCGGCTTCCGAATTGGACAACAGCGAATAGACCTTCTCCGGCGGAATTAGGAGCAATAGGAATAAATAAGGATTCGGGGCATATAGAAGTGTATGACGGGCACAGTTGGCAGCCGTTAAATACGTAAGGGGGGGATTGTGAAAAGAAATATAATTTTAGGATTGTTTATAGCGGGGAGTTTATGGGCGGGAAAATTAGCAGAGGTTGAATACAGCACGATAACTTGGCAACAGGAAAAGTATATTTCAGGTTCGTATTCTTTTGGCGATTCTACAACGACAGCGAAATCAAATTACGGTGCTAAAATATCATCCACAGGTATAGAGGCAACGCTTATCTTACTTAACGGAAACAGCATAACAGACCTTTTTATTTCAACAGCAGGGGATACTATGAGCGGAACTTTACATATGGGGGAAAATATAATTGAAGATGCATATTTAGAAGGTTCTTATTTAGTAGATACCTTATTCGCTGATGGGAATAAAATCGTTCAGCATAGCACTTCCCCGACTGCTAACGGTGATGTGTCAACAAAAGGATATTGTGATTATGCAATAAAAAGTTATGAAGGTTTCGTTTCAACTACGGGGGATACAATGAGCGGAAATTTGGTTGTCCCTAAAATAGATTTAATATTAGGCGTTATAGAACAAAATGGGGATGAATTATTATTTACTGACGACATTGGAAATACATCTTTTGGATTTAATATTTCTACAACTGGCGAAGCCAATTCTTCATTAGGGTATTTGGCACTTGCTAATAACATAACAGGTCAATCAAATGTTGCAATAGGAATGCAAGCATTAGAAGATAATACAACAGGACACTATAACACGGCGATAGGTTGTTATTCTCTTATGAATAGTATTTATGGGAATTGTAAAGTTGCAATCGGATTTGGGGCATTAGAAAACAATACTACTGGTTCGGGGAATATAGCAATAGGACATAATGCAGGATTTTATGAAACGGGTTCAGATAAACTTTATATTGAAAATTCAGATTCAAGTTCCCCTTTGATTTATGGCGATTTTGCTTCCAATTTTTTAAGGATAAATGGATATTTAGATATGGTTAATAATTATATTAAGAATGTCTCAACCTATCCGACAAATGTTGGTGATGTTTCAACGAAAGGATATTGTGATTATGTAGTTAAAGAGGCGACGAATGTAATATCGCAATTATATGCGGCATACAACGCAACGGCAACCTACGACGCTGACTTGAAAAAAGATACATTCACTTTTACAGGGCAGATTACATTTGCGGATAAGACGACATTTTCAAGTAATACTTTTACGACGGGATTTTCCTCTGCGGCAAAATTTTACGGTGACATTTCAAATTGCACGGGACAGGCGGCGGCGGATAATCTTGGAAATCACACGGCGACTGAACAACTAAAAATGGGGAGTTATGATATTTTTACATCGTCAGGAATTACGGGACTTGAAAAAATTGTATGGGCGGACGGCACGGTTCAGATTTCAAGTCCTCCGGCGGGCGGGAATGGTGTGGCAATTGAGTATATCCAACTTCTCAGGGGTTATGGTGCGGCGGATATTTATAATAGTTCAGATACTCTTAAACCTTATGGGACTTGGTGGCAAGGGGCGGGAGTAAGCGGAGATATTACGGGCTTTGATGTTTTTGTAGCGTCAACTACAACAGACGCTTTTACAGTTCGGATATGGATTGACGGTTCTAATTTTGAGGCATTTGCAATTTCGGCGGGTTCAACACATACGATTATATCAACGACGACAGCACTTTCACCGACGACAATAATCGGATGTGATTTTGAAGGGGTAAATGCCGCTGACCCTGCCGGTGGGGTTTCAATTATGGTAACGACGGAATGAAAAAGATATTTATAATTTTATCCTTGTTTTTAGTAAGCAATATATTTGCGTGGTATAGAATAAAAGGGACTCAAGGGGGCGCTGATAGTTCAACGGTGGGTAAATGGGATTTTAACGAAAGCACAGGTACAGTGGCTTATGATGTTTCGGGAAATGGTAATAACGGGGCGATAACAGGGGCGGTCTATTCAGTTGACGGTTTATGGGGGACTTGTTTGGATTTTGACAGAAGTGCGGTAGATTATGTTCTTTGTGATTATGACGCTTCTTTCCATTTAGCGAATACGGATTATACAATTGCATTGTGGTTGAAACGAGGAGATACAAGTGCTGACCAATATGATTTTGTTGATACAGTAGATGCGAGCGGAGGATATATTTTCGGTATGAATGAATCAAAATTAAGGTTTTGTGATGGTGGGTGGACATTTTCAAATGTTACAATATCAGACACCGATTGGCATTATATTGGTGTTACTTGTATTAAAGACGATGATGTTTTGAAATTTTATGTTGATGGTTTATTAAAAGAATCGTTAGCGGGGGGTGGTTCAATAGTTGATGGAGGAAATACCTTAACAATCGCAGTAAGAAATTGGGGTGGTATTGATAGCAATACCGCTTTTGATGGGATATTGGAAGAAATTAAACTTGACAACAGAGCATTATCAGCGGCGGAAATTATGGAAAAATATTTAGCACAATTGGAGACAATGAGATGAAAAAGATAGTTTTAATTTTAAGTTTTTGTGGGTTAAGTTTTGCCGAAACTTTTGTAGGTCAATATATTATACATACTACTTCATTCCCGCCAGTGGCATTAAATAATATGTTCCAGTATGCAGTAGAAAAATCGGTTGTATTTCCTCAGCCCGCTTCAATGGTAGAGTGGATTTCGGCGGTTAGTTCAGCGACGGCAAAGAGCGGATTAGTCCGAAAAACTTGGCGACACAGTGAGCCGGTAATTGACGAAAGAACAGATGAAATTTTTGCAGAGTGCGATATAAGAGTTGAGGGATTTCATCCGATAGAGAATTTTATAAATCAAGGGAAAATTACAAAAATCGGATACTATACTTTTGACCGGCACGGATATAATAGAGACCCTTTAAGCGCAGGGAATATTTACGAGGCGGCGGCACGGCGGAACGCTTGGCGGGATAAATGGAGATTTGAAGTGGAGGTAAGTTCGGTTAGTGTCGGCGATGAACTTATAATTGACGGCGATACTTATATTGTTGAACATACAACCCCTGCTGTTGACGGTAGCACGTCTTTAGTGCCAGGCACATCTTACTATTTTGACGGAAGCACTACTCCGATTGTTGTCGGGGAATATGACGAAGTAAAAGGCGGGTGGTTGACTGCGGTTACGGGATTTATTGTTGTTTTGATTTTGGGAGTAATCGCATTTTTACAAAAGAAAGATTGAGGTTGAAATAATGGCATATTTTTGGTAAAATCAGAGGGGGAAAGAAGATGAAAAAATTAAGATTATGTATGGGATTTTTGATGATGGCGGGAAGTTGTTTTGCGGCTGCTCCGGGAACGTGGTTTTTGAAACAGATAACAGACGCAGGGACAGGAGATACTTATTACATTGCTCAAAGTTCTGACATCCTGTTAGGGAAACAGATTGATACAGAGACGGGTGATACTTATTATGTTGCTACGACAACGCAGGCGTGGGCTATAACAGCATACAACGCTGAAAATCTCGGTGGTTCGGCGGCGACAAACTATGTTCTATTATCAGGAGCAACAATTTATGCAACGGTGGTAGCGTTAGATGCCGAAACTGCGGCACGGATTTTAGCGGATATTGCTTTGGGTATTTCTTCGGCGACAAACAGAACTGACATAGATATTGCCTTGAGTTCAATCACGGTAAATACCGACGATATAACAGTTCTTAACGACGCAATGTCTGAATTTATTTCGGAGACAGATGAAGGAGTTACGGTATCAACTCATTTAATTGTCAACGGAAGTTTATCAGTATCAAGTGGAACTTATATTTGTGCGTGGTCAACTTCCGCAGAGGTTCAAACAATAGATGCAGATGTGTATGTTCCGATAGAGGGTATATATAATACAACTTTTGGTTCAAATTTCTCAAGGGATGGGAGCAGTGTAACATACATCGGAAACATATCAAATATGCCGATAAGGGTTCATTTCACAATAACTGTTTTGAACGATTCTGCAAATGTTACGGTATTGCAAGTCAGACCTTATATAAATGGCGTTGCAGGACCGCAAACCCCAGATAAAACGAGAATAACAGCGGCAAGTTATGGTAGATGTTCGTTGAATTGTATCGGTAAGTTGAATTACGGCGATATTATACAAATCAGATATTGCACTGATGATGGGGATGATTTAACTCCAGAAAAATCAAATTTGGTTATGCACGGAGTTTATTAATATGAAAAAAATATTAATAATTATTTTGCTGTGGATGGTTGCTGGATATATTTGGAAAGCAAAAGCAATAATGCTGAAAAAAACCCGCAGGTCAACAGCCAGAATTATTGCAGAAGAAATTGCACGCCGGAAAATGGAACAACTGATAACCGGAAATGACATTGAAATTGCGGATGTGATTGTAACGACTAAAACAGAATTATCAGCGAGAAACGTGGTTATATCAACGAGTGGGACTGTATATGAAATAAAAGAGAAAGACCCCGCAACAGGGGGCTGGCTTGTCGGCGTTGCCGGAATTATCGCAATTCTAATCAGCGGAATAATCTATTTATTCAGGAGGAAACAATGAAAAGAATATTAAACGGTTACTGGGGATTTATTGCTGTCATTATAACTTTGTTACTCGCAGGAGGCAGCGTTCTTGTAAAAGTTGGAAGTAAGAAAACACAAGTCAATAGAAACACATCTGACATTATAGAAATAAAATCAGAACAAAAAGATTTTCGCAAAGAAATAAATAAGAAATTTGAAGTAGTTGCGGGGGATTTGGGTTTGATAAAAGGAGCTCTCGGAATTAAAAAACAAGCGAGAGCAAGAAGATAAAATGTTTTTCTTTAATCTATTTAGGCACTGGTGGATTTCAGTTCTGATTGGAGTGATTTTATTTATTCTCGGCTTAATTCTTATCAATAAGGCAGTTTGGATTATCGGGTTAGTATTTATGGGGATAGGTTTTATTTTATTGATAGGTTGGATTTGGTTTATAAATAATTTGGTAATATGAAAATAAATATAAAAATTAACAAGGTTTTTCAGTTATATTCAATCTATAAAGTTGTGAAAAAACTTTTTAATAAAGATAAGAAAAAAGAAAAAACAGTGATTACAGAAAAACGATTCAGAATTTTAGCGGCAAGTTGGAAACTTTATGGATGGTTAAAAAAGGGGGTAGTGATGGAAGAATTAAGAAGAATGGTTATGAGGTATGTAAGGATTTTTATGTCAGCGGCGATTGCCGGTGGAGTTGGAGCAATGATAACAGAGGGGCAGGCAGACCCTATCATAATTCCGTTTATCCCTATCGTGGCAGTTGTTTTCAAATTGTTTAGGGATTTAATCGGAAAAAGTCATCCGAACTGGGCGAAGTGGTTGCCTGTGTAAGTAAGTGAAAGATTTTTTCAAGGGTATCCTTTACTGGATAACTTCGTATTTTTTCCCGTTTATGCGTCGGCAGATTAAGAGAAAAAAGCCCTGCACGCTGGACATCAGTTGTGATGTTAAAAAGATGGAGAAGTTTCTGGAAGTCCTGCTCCCCTTTTGTGATTTTGAAAACTTCAACCGCTGGGCTATCTTCACTCACGCTTTTCACGAAACAGGCGGATTTAAAAAGGCAATCGGGAATAATTATTTCGGGATTAAAAAGCCGAAAAAATGGAATGGAAAAGTAACAAGACTTTATACTCACGAGAATGTAAAGGCATTAAGTGGCGAAACTAAAGAACAGGCTCAAGAGCGCATTCAAAAGCGATGGGGATGTCCTATTGAGATTGTTAGTTTTAAAGATGGGTGGTGGAAAATAAGGATAACAGCAGAATTTGCCGACTGGGAAACATTGCCGGAGGCGCTGATATGGTATGGAAGTTTAATTAAACGGCTCTATTCTATATCATTTCTGAACAGGGAAAATCCCGAACATTATTTTATCGGATTGACGGCAGGAAAATATCTGTATGCATCAGACCCTCGTTATGTTGAGAAGTTAAAAAATATGTATGGCAAACTTCGGGCGAGTGAATACATTAAAAATCTGGTAGAAAAGTAAAAGCAATTTTATAAAATCCGAAATAGTTTTGTCGTCAAGGAATAACACGAATTTTTAAAAATGGTTCAAAATGTCCTATTATTTTCTTGACAAAATAAACCCTTTCGTTGTATAATCGTATTGATGAAAAAGGCGGGAGAAAATCAGAAGAAAAGGCAGGAGGGAAAAATGAAAAGTCAAAAAATGACTAAAGTGGATTACCTGAAAGTTGGCAAAGTCGTTGATAGAGTATTCAAAGAAAAATTGAATTATTCAGACCGTATGACTATTATAATGGACATCTCAGCGACTTGTGAAGATGTCGGACTTGATTTAGATAAATTACTCGGTTTTGATAAGTTCAATTTTGGACACGACATCTGTGGAATTTCACAGAATATCAACAGAAGAACAGCAAAGATTGATAATTGTTTTTTACCACGCAGTTCAAGATAAAATGAAAAAACGGGGCGGCTTTCTTCCTGTAGAAATACAGGTAGTCAAAAATCTCTCCTGCCGAGTGAGTCGTCCCATATTTCCGGTTTCTGGGCTGGAATGGGGGCGTAATAATGGCAGGCGTATGCCTTTTAGCCAATGGTCTGCCCGTCCCCACAAACTTTAAGGAGGTAGTGAGATGAACTTAAAAAAAGAGGATGTTTTGATTGTTCAAGCAAAGTTATTAGGTGGTTGGATTTGTGTGGATGAGAGATTACCCGAAGATGAGGCACTTGATAAGATAATGGAAAGAATGAGAAACCCGAAAAGCATAATAAGTCCCCCGACTTCTGATAAGGAATTATTAAGAGATAGATTATTCGGAGGTTTTGAGTGTGCCGAAGATACAAACAGACGACATATTTACTTTGCACAAGCACATTATACTTTTATACACCCTGAAAGTAATGTTCCAATGGCTATTGAGGATAGAGCAAAAGTATGGGAGGAACTTAAAGACAACAATAAATGGATTGGTGGAATAAATTTTGTTGAAAAGGAGATGCAAAATGAGTAAACACACGAAAGGGAAGTGGTAAAGCCCGACGGTAAAATTACCCCTTGACAGGTTTTTCGGCATTTTATAGAATTGGAATAGAATAAGGAAGGAGTAATAAGGAATGACGGAGAAACAAGACGACATTCGGATAAAATTAACAAACAGACATCTCGCAAAATTATTTTCAAACATTGCAGTTTTGAAACTTCCTGAAATTGCTATCAACGAAATTAAACGAGAAATCTGGTTTCTCTCTGAAGATTTACGGAATTTGTATAACGGAAAAAGTAATAAGGAAAACAGTAATGAGAATTAGATACTTAAAACCTTCGTTTTTTCTTAACGAAATCTTGGCAGAACTCCCTTTTGAAACTCGCCTTGTTTATACAGGGCTATGGTGTTGTGCGGATAAGTTGGGACGGTTAGAGGACAGACCTCGAAAGTTGAAAGCCGAGATTGTTCCTTATGACGACACAGATATTGAAAAGCAATTATCACTCCTCGCCGGAAAGAAGTTTATAATAAGGTATGAGGTGGAAGGGATAAAGTATATCCAAGTGGAAAAGTGGGATAAACACCAAAAGGTTCATCATACAGAGAAAGATAGCGAAATCCCCCCCATACCCCCTCTTAATGGGGAATCTAAAGGGAAAGGGAAAGGGAAAGAAGGAAAAGGGAAAAGGGAAACACCTAACGGTGAAAAACACGTTAAACAACCGTTATTTGAATTATTCAACGAAATAGAAAGTAAATTTGATAAAGAAGAATTACTCCTTAAAAAAGAGTTTTTATCTTACTGGACTGAAAAGTCAAAGGGCGGGCTTAAAGAACGCTGGGAAATGGAAAAGGTATTTGATGTTGCCAAGCGGTTCAGGACTTGGATAAGGAATAATATAAAATACGGTAAATTTTCAAAAACAAAGCGGGAAAAAGAGGATGATGAATTTAAGCGGCGATTAGAGGAGGACGAAAAAAACTATGACAAAGGATGAATTTTATAAACATTTCAAACTTATAGAAAATAATTTTATGACAATGGGATTAGATTTGAAAATGAAAATAAGGGAAAATACTCGTAACTTATCAGTCGGAGTTTGGGAAAAAATATGCAATACGCTTATCAATCAAAAATTTGAATTTCCGGCACATCCTATATTTAAGGATTTTATGGATTTGAAAAGAGAATATACAACGATAAAAGAGGAAAAATATTGTCTCCGATGTGAAGGAATAAATACAACGCTTGGGAATTTCTGCTCAAAGTGCGAGGCATTCCTGAAATCACCGGAAGGAATAGAGGCGGTCAAAGAAACACGGGAACGGTTAAAAAAGTTATTTGGAAAGTTGAGTTGTGAATTTTAGGAGAAAACTATGATAAACCATTATCTAATAAACCCCGTCCCAAAGCCCCGTATGACGAGAGCGGATAAATTCCGAAAGCGTCCGGTAGTTTGTAAATATTGGGCTTTTAAGGACGAAGTGAGAAAGGCGGGGGTAAAATTTCCGCCTTCGGGAGCGACGATAATCTTTATCTTGGAAATGCCGAAATCGTGGAGTAAGAAGAAAAAGGCAAGAATGGCAGGGCAACCGCATACGCAGACACCGGACTTGGATAATTTATTAAAAGCACTTGGCGACGCTATTTATGATAACGACGCTCATATTTGGCACATTGCGGGATTACAGAAACGCTGGGGAGCGGAAGGTCAGATAATGATTGATAAGGGGGAATTATGAAAAGAGAAGAAGCAGAAACTTTAGCAGGGGAAATGTGCGAGGAATGTAAGTTTCGTTGTGAGGAAGGGGATAGAAATAAATGCGATGGATTTCGTAAAGAAGTTGATGAAATTTTGAAACAAGAAAAGGATGTGGAAGCCGAGGCAAAAAGATTTCTGACGGCGGGCAAGGGGTGTAAACAATGTGGATTTAAAACAGCGCAGACAGAAAAATATCAAGGGTATTGTTTTCAATGTGCGTGTGAAAAAGGCATTGCTCAAAATCCATTTGATAAATAAGTCCGCCAAGTGAAAAAGGATGCATAAAATGAGCAAAGGTTTATGCCGGAGAGTAGAGGGATGAGATTACCTCATCTAAATATAAGAATTGGCGAGCAAAAATATTCAAGCGAGATAACTGGACTTGTCAATTATGTAAAGATAGAAGCAGAAAAGGACACAATGTTATTCTTGAAGGCCATCACCTAAAAAGTTGGAAAAATTACCCGAAGTTGAGATATACATTGTATAATGGAATAACATTATGCCACGAATGTCATTTAAGTAATTAAACATGGGGAGGAAAAAATGGAAAAAGAAAGGAAAGAGGTAAAAGTCCGTTTATGTTCTTGGTTTGACGAACACTGGTATCGGGTTTGTCTTTCAAATGATAAAATAGAATATTATCCGTCAACAACGACAAAATTAAGCATACTTGATAAACCCGGATTGACCCGTTGGTATGGTGATATTGGCACTCGTGAGGCAAGAAAAAGAACTTTAGACGCTGGCGATAGAGGCAGTCGGTTACATAATGCTTTTGAGAAAATGACAAGTGGGGCGGCAATAGTTTATCAACCTTTACAACATCCGAATTATGACGGTTCAGAACTTGCCGAAATAAAAAAGAAATATGGTGAAATTGTGATTTTGGAAAAGCAAGATGAAATGCTCCAAGTATGGAAGGTGCAAAAATTATTTCAAATTCTGAATCCTATTTTTCTTGGTAGGGAGGTTATTGTATATTCTGAAAAATATAAAGAGGCGGGGACAATAGATATTCCTTTACAATTAAAAGGCGGGAAATACGAAGGGATAGACAGAAACATTATAGAATTAGAAGAAGGTATTTACATTTCAGATTATAAAACTGGAAATCTTTACGATGAAGCAAAAATGCAAATTGCCTCGTATGTACAAATGTTTATTGAGAGATACCCAAAAAGGAAAAAGGAAGTTAAAGGAGGTCTTATAATTCATACCGGTGCAAAAAATAGAACCGGTATCCCCGGACTTTCACTTATCCCTATTCCTATGGCTGAAATCAAAAAAGATTTTGCAGATTATAGACATGTTGCGGCAATGTGGGGACGGAAACACCTCAATGATATGCCTCGTTTGTTAGATTTTCCTTCCCTAATTGCAATGAAGAAAATTACTACTTGACAGGGCAAAATGAATTTGCAACAATATAGTATGAAAACCGTTAGCAAGCCCGAACAGATTTTTTTATGGGGAGAGGTTTCTTCTTTTCAAAAGAAAGAAGTTCATTCTGTGCTAACGGTTGCCTCTCCCCGTAAATATAATCAAGCCGGCGAAAATAATAATAATTGGAAACCTTATCAAATATGTAAATTCTGCGGCAAAGAATATAAAGGACGAAAACAGCAAAAGTTTTGTTCTTATAAATGTGTTGGGAAATATAAAACTGCGTATCATAAAAGCATAAAAATAAATAAAAAATGTAAATTATGTAGAAAATTTTTTTTAAGTTATCCGTCCGAACATCAAATCTTTTGTTCTCCATCTTGTCAAAATAAATATATGAGAGGAAATAAAAGGTATAATTGGAAAGGTGGTTTTTCTAAAGGAAGAAGAAATTATAAAATAGACAAAAAATATAGAATGTGGAGAGAAAGAGTTTTTGAAAGAGACGATTATACTTGTCAATATTGCAAGTTAAAAAGCGGTTGTGGAAAAACTGTTTATTTAGAGGCACATCACATAAAATCTTGGGCAGAATATCCAAAATTGAGGTTTGAGATTTCTAATGGAAAAACCTTATGCAAAGATTGTCATAAAATTGAAACGGCAGAAGAAATGAAAAATAAAAGGAGGTAATTTTATGTCTCAACCGGTGAAAAAATTTAGCAAGGGACGTATGGTTTTGTCTGTATGGAAGGGTAACTATGAGGGAAAAGAAACGACAAGTTTTTCTCTTCAAAAAAGTTACAAAAAGAAAGATGGCTCGTGGGCAAATTCAAACTTTTTTACCGAACCCGACCTCAGAGATGCAAACATCATTATTTCACACATCTGCGGAAAAACAGTAAAGGAAAAAAAGATTGAACCGAAACCCGAACCTGCTCCTGAGCAAATGCCAGCAGGCGAGGAAGATGTTGATTTCTAAATGAGGACTCAATGGTGGGGTGGTGAGCAAGTTGTATAAGACCGAAGATTGCTTACTACCCCGCCGGAGAGTAGGGGGAAATAATGGCGAATTTTAAGGATTTTCGGTCAAAAATAGACGCAGGATGGGAGAAGTATTGTTACGAAATTTACCCTGAAATGTCGGCGGCTTATGCGGAAACAATTAAAAAGATAAATGATAGTCCGATAGAAATTGAGGGACAGTTGGAAATTCTATCAACGCACTTACCGAGAATGAAGGACATTGAAGCAATGCAAGATATGTTTTTGGATATTGAGGCATACCGGAAATATACAAGCGAGGGAGAGAACGCTTTGCATCGGAAATTGAGGAATGATTTTGAGGTCGCTGAAGTAAGGGCAGTGAGAGATAAAATTGCAGGGCTTGTTAAATCTATAGAGGTTAGAATTATGGTTCTTCAGTCAAGATTAAAAAGTAGTCGGAAGGAACAGGATTATGGCTATCAACAGTAAATTCAAAACATTCAGCAATGAAGTGAGAGAGGCGGTTTTTAACGCTTATAATGGCTATTGTTCGGCAAAGGGTTGTTTGAATAAGGCAATAGAATTTCACCACAGAATAAAAAACAGCAAGGCCAACAGGGAGAAGTTTAAGTATTTTTTACAATCGCCTATGAATTGCGCCCCGACTTGCCGACATCATCACATACATAAAACGGTTTTTGAAATGCCGGAGTCCGTTGCGGTTGTTATAGAGGAATGGTTGAGAAAATTAAAGGAGAAAGAAGATGTTTAAGTATGACATTATTTCTGAAAGTCAGCGACCGTTAAATTGTAAAGTGGGATTTTGTTTTGCGGGTAAAAATTATGAGATACCCCTCTTTCTGTTAAAGGCGGAGAAATTTTGCCCTTATTGCTTTGGGGAATTGAAATATAAGTTTTTCACGTCGGGGGCGGGAGAAGAATTACCGGAACTTGAATTTTGCGAGAATTGCGGTTATTCAAAAAAATATAGCGAGGAGGATAAATTATGACCATAAGGATTACTTGGAGTGGCGAGGAATTGGAAGTTGAGTTTGATAAGAAAGAATTGGAAGTTGGGAGAGTTATTTGGCACAAAAAAAGAGATGGGGCTAAATATATTAACATTACCGATTTACTTATCAACAATGACGATATAATGGGCGAGATTTTTAATTTATGTATGGAAAAAATCGCCGAGGAAGCGGATAACGCAGAGCCGGCAGAAAAGGGGGATAGATAAAATGACGCAAAAGCAGGCAGTAGAAAAATCGATTAAAATGTGGTTGTGGTTGGCGAAACATCCTGAAAAAAATAAGAGAGATTATATGAATCTTTTCCACCCACGAACAGAAATAATTCACGATTGTTTTCTTTGTGAGGTTTTTTGGGTAAGGAACGCAAAGGACGAGAAAGAATGTTCAGAATGTCCTTTAAATTCTATTGAATTGCTATGTTCAAATGAGGAGGATGAGACAACTGCTCCGTGGGATTTATGGCTTATTGCAAAAGAGAATTGTGAAATCAAAGAAATAAAAAAACAAGCAATGCGAATAGTAACCGCTTGCCGGCGTTGGAAAGCGAAGCGGGGAAAACCCGCTAAAAGGGGGAGAGAAAAATGAGAAAAATAAAATATATTGATGAACAAGAAGTAAAAATAGGTGATATCTTTTTGCAAGACAGTTCCCATTTAAGGTATCAGGGTCAATATGAATTGATTAATATAGGTATAGACCGAGGATGGGCAACTATGGTTAAAAGAAAAAGATTATCAGACGGGCAGGTATTAACAACGGGATGGAATGCAAGCGGAAAAAGTTTAATCCGCAGGAAAAGAGAGAGTGAAAAGGTTAACCAAACATAATCCAGCGGAAGGATGAGGAGGGGGAAAAGGTGAAAAGACCAGAGAGGAAAATAAGTAGTGTATCGGAATGGCACGACGGATATAACAAATGTTGCGACGACTGGGAGAAGTTTTTGCCTGATACTATGGAAATAGCGGATATAATATGGGGGAATTGCACTAACAGCCCGAGGATAACATTGTCTGGTGTGCGACAAATTGCAAAAGCAATCTCAAAAAGATTAAAGGAGAAAAAACAATGACGGTAAAATGCCCTGTATGTAATAACAAAATGGTAGTAAAATATATTGATAATGCCTCTGTGCCTGATGGCGACGGATGTGCTGATTATTTCAGCGAAAAATATTATTATTGTGAAACTTGCGAACAATGGTATGATGAAGATTTGGACAGATGTGATGAGCCAATTCAAGAGCCGTTAATTTAAGGAGAAAAAACAATGAGCAATGGATTAAAGGCGTGTGAAGATTGTGTAGAGAGAATAGTAAATAAATTCATACTTGAATTTTGCAATGACCATAATGGCGAAATACGATTTCTGCGAAGTATCTTTTATGATGAAAAAGATGGTGCAGAAACAATAATAAAATTTATAAGAGAGAATTTTAAAATTGAAATTGCCAACCTTGCCAAGCGAGCCGCAAACCTTTCGTGGAAGTTGGAATGTGCCGATAAGGAGATTGAGGAATTGCGGGAATTGGATAATGAACTAACAAAAGCGGGTGAAGAATTAGGATTGGAAATTGCTGGACTTAAATCTAAACTCGCCAAGAAGGACAATGAAATTAAGATACTCAAATTTGAACTTTCTTTAGATAACGAAGATGACAAATCTGTGGAGTTGGTTGATAAAGTAGTTGATTTACAAGGAGAACTCGCCGAGAAGGATAAGGAGATTGCGGAGTTGAAAGATAAATATAATTGCCCTTACGAGAAATCTAAATGTCCTCACACCGAAAGATATACTAAAATGATAATGAAACTCAAATTCGACCTCGCTGAGAAAACAGAAGAATTTGAAACTGTAATGAAGGTAATAGCCGAGAAGGACAAAGAAATCGCCTGCTTGAAGGATGTGGATGTGGGGGAGATTGAGAAAATAATTGACGACATTTTTTGGCAACACGCAATGCATATTCGTGATGATAAAGATGGTGATAAATGGTTAATAAAAAAAATAGATTGGAATAAAGTGGTGAAAGCCATAGCCAAGTCATTAAAACCTAAAAAGACAACGGACGAGATAATTGAGAAAACATTTGAAAAGTTAATGGCAATGCCAAAAGAAAAATTAAAAAAGGAATTTGCTGAATATAAAAGTGGCGAGATTGCTGAACTTTTGCTTTATGCGTGGCAAGAACTTAATGGTAGGGACTTACAACCTAAACAGGATATTGTCGGGAAGGGAGTGAAAAAGGGGGTGTGGAAAATGGACAATAGGTTTTGGTTTCTGATATGGGGGAAGATAAGAGATTTTATTGGCGGTATAGGGTGGCATGTATTCCTGTGGTCGGTTGGAATGACAAAGGAAAAATATTGGGACACTATCTATAAACAGGAAAAAGCATATAAAGAGGGGAGATTATACAGAACAGAGAAGTTGCCAAAGTGCGAGCAAAAGGAATCAGAGATGGCTGATAAAAGGGGATAGAGGATGATAATAAGAATGAAACAAAATGGAAAAATTGTTAAAGTGGAAGTATCTGACGAAAAGTGTAGAAAGAGGAAATGTTTAAGAGTGGGACATTATACTCATTATTCAGCGGCGGGGATGTCTGGTTGTTCTTCGTGGACAGATGAAAATTATTCTTGCCTAACGAGAGATAATTTCGGATGTCCAGATGACAAAGATGAGGGAAAAACGAAATGACAGAATGCGACGTAAAAGATTGTAAATATCATAAAGACGGGAAATGCACGAAAAAGGATAAGGTGGTCGGCAGGGAAAAAGAAGACGCTGACCGCTTGCCGCAGTGTTATTCTTATGAGAAGGAGGAGACGTGAAATTAGAAAATCAGATTACGGGGTTAGAGATTTCAAAGAAGTTGGAAGAGGCAGAATTCCCGCAGGATAATAGTTTATGGTATTGGTGTAAATATAAATTAGTTAGGGGGATTTATGCAAAGGGTTTTGACGAACCAAAAAAGGGATGGAGATTACAATTTGGCAATAAAGAAGGGTATCGTGATGATTTTTCTGAAGTTGTCGCCGCCCCGACAGTTGCGGAATTAGGGGAGATGTTGCCTTACTGGGTTACTTGTAGAAAAGATATATCTGGTAAATGGTTTAGTTCATTACATAAAGCACCTTTTCACAGTACAAGTAAATATAATACCGAAGCCGACGCAAGGGCAAAGATGTGGTTATATTTGAAAAAGGAAGGATTATTGGGGGAGCAGAAAAACGGTGCGGAGAAATAAAATGAGGTTGCACACGCTCGTTTTCCTATTTATCGGTGTATTGCTCCTCATCGGCTTGCTTATCTTTATTTTGAGCAGGCGGGACGGCGGGGATGGCGAGGGTTATTACGGCGATTACTGGACGATTAAAAATAAGGACGACGAGCCGCCGCTGGGGATAGGATGAAACCTATAATCTTTAATTCCGAAAGCGTGAGGGCGATTTTGGAAAATCGTAAATTTCAAACGAGGCGGGTAATTAAGCCACAACCAGATTTGAGTATTTTGAAAAATCCAAAAGAGCCCTTGAAATTTAGAAAATGTCCCATATTAGGGGTTACACATAACCCTTCCGAATGGGGATTATATAGGAAAAAAGACAAAATTGGAGCTGTGCCTATATCGGGCTATAAATGCCCTTACGGAAAAATCGGACAAAAATTATGGGTGCGGGAAACTTGGGTTAAACAAATGGGGGGTATTATTTATAAAGCAACTGATAATAACAAATTTCCAAAATTCAAATGGAAACCCTCAATCTATATGCCCCGCAAATACTCCCGCATAACCCTTGAGATAACAAATATCAGGGTTGAGAGGGTTGCGGATATAACACCGGAAGATTGTTTTAGAGAAGGTTGTTCTGATTCTTTCAAAGTTGTGTGTTCGGCAATTATCTGGTTTCGGGAATTATGGAACTCAATAAACGGTAAAAAATACCCTTGGAAACTCAACCCTTTTGTATGGGTAATTTCGTTTAAGGTGGCGAAAAATAGAAAGGAGAGGACGGAGTGATTATCTCTTTAATACTGAAAGATTGTGAGTGGCATTATTATAACTTCTTGGAATTAAATCAAGTAATAAAATGCGAGGAAGCCGAAGAAAAGGGGATGTGTAAAAATTGTCAATGGGCTTTTTCTTGTCATCCTATGCAGGAAATAAAAAACGGCATTTTTCAAAAATACTGCACTTTAGATTTCAGGAAAAAATATATGCCGAATTTGAAAATCGGGGATTTATGCTAATCCTCTACATAATAATCAGTTTCGTGGCGATATATCTGGGGATTGTATGGGAGAGGATAGGAGCGAGAAAAAAGAGGGGGAAGAAATGAAAAACGGAAGTGAAAAATTCTGGATGTTGGAAGCAATGAAAGATTATGGCGGGAGTTTCGTTAGAAATCTTGGTGTGGCTTGGCAGTGCGCCGATGAGGTTAATTCCGAGAAGTTAGAAAAGGCATTTCCCGAAATCAAGAAAAAGTATGTTGAAATGGGCGAGAGGTTGTGCCTTATTGAGAAGCAGAAAGAGGAAAGCCCTACAGCGGGGTCGCCAGATTGAAACAGGGGGAAGGGAATAATGCAGAAGCCAATTTATAAGGAAAATAGTGTTAAATATAAACTATTGAAGATATTTGAGGAAAATGATTTTTTAACCTACGCCGACATTCGGGATTATTTTGACCGCAACGGCAAAGGAATAAATAGTATAGACAGGTTTAAGCGTTTCCTTCAAGACGACGGATTTGTTATAATAAAGAGGCATAGGAACGAGAACTGCTACGAATATAAATTGACGGGCTGGAAACCGCCGGAAGAAGAACCTTACACACCGGCAGGGAAGAAACCGCAGGCGGGAAGTGGGGATTTGTTTAATGTAAACAGGTATTCTTATGATTGAAAGGCAAGAAAAATTAACGAAAATAGAATTATTTAATGACCATTTTCAAAATTATAAATCTTACCAGATACCTAAAGCGCAGTTGATTATTGCGGATATACCGTATAATATGGGCAATTATGCTTATGCGAGTAATCCGTCGTGGTATGTTGGTGGCGACAATAAAAAAGGTGAATCAGATAAAGCAAACAAATCATTTTTTGATACAGATGGCTATTTCAATATTGCGGAATATATGCATTTTTGTTCTAAAATGTTAAAAAAAGAACCGAAACAAAAAGGATTATCTCCGGCTATGATTGTATTTTGTGCATTTGAGCAAATGCAAATGATTATAGATTATGGGAAAAAATATGAGTTTAACAATCATATGCCTTTATTTTTTATTAAAAACTATTCCGCCCAAGTTTTGAAAGCCAATATGAAAATACTGGGAGCGGTAGAACACGCTATAGTTTTATATCGTGATAAATTGCCGAAATTTAACAATGGCGGAAAAATGATTTTTAATTGGTTCAAATGGAAAAGAGACAATTCTGTTCCTAAAATACATCCAACACAAAAATCCATTCCAATATTGAAAAGATTAATAGAAATTTATACGGACGAGGGCGACGTTGTGATTGACCCCGTGGCTGGAAGTGGTGCGACATTGAGAGCCGCCGCTGAATTGAATAGGAACGCATATGGATTTGAAATAAAAAAGAATTTTGTCAAAGATGCGAAGGAAAAAATGTTAGTAAATTTGCAGAGAAAATTATTTTAATGGACAATAAATTATGAAAAAGAAAAATCCCGTATTCCTTCAAAAGCCGGAGATATGCAAAAAGTGCCATTTTGAAAAATCCCGTAAATGCAGAATTTCACCTTGCACGGATTGCCGGTATCTTATTGAAGGGTGTTTAACTTGTTATTTTTTGGTGAGGAAGAAAATTGTGGAGGGAAAATGATAAGAAAAAGAGCGGAAGAATATACGGAAAAACGACAATCATTTTTAATTACATTTGGTTCAAAAAGGATTGGTTCAGCGAAAGATATTGATATATCTTGCACAACAACCTACCAGGATTTTCTATATAAAAGTTATAAAACTGGCGAATTTATAAAAGTTAAAATATATTTTGTTACTCTTAACGCATATAAGAAAATGAAAAAATACAAAAAACTTTATATTTTGATTGCGAGGAATATTTATAAATCCTGCCGATTTTGTAATGCAAGAGTAATAAGATATTGTAAAGCAGAAAAATTAATTGAATTAGAATTTATTCCCGATAGAAAAAGAAAGAATTGTATTACAATCAAGGGGAAAAAATGAAATCACAATTAAGAATTATTATCATTTTGCTATTTTGGACAAACTTGATTTTGTCAATTCAGTTGATTAGAAATTCTGCTGAAACAGCGCAGGCAGGGCAGATACAGAGAGTTGATATTGTGAGGGTTGCAGGCAACTGGATAGGTGGTAGGTTGCCGATTCAAAGGTGGTAAAATGAAAATAAAATGTAATCTTTTTAATTTTAATAATTTGCCAAAAGATAAAAGAAAACGCCCTCATCCTATGATGAGAAAATATAATATAAAAGCGAAAAATTATTTAGAGGCGATTTTGAAAACACTATCAAAACATTCCCCTCATTCTTTTAATGATTTGTCAAAGGCATTTGTAAATGTAAATTATTCATATGATAGATTAAAAACGACGATGATAATATCTTCAATGTTTTGTTATAATTTAGTGGAATTATCCAGTATCAAAAAAAGGAAATAGATTATCTTGTGTAAAAAAATCTCCCCTTGACAAATTAACCTTTCAATGCTATAATATAGTATGTTGAAGGTTGTAGAAATTCCGATTTCAAAATTAAAATCAGCAAAATATAACCCCCGAAAATGGTCTGAAAAAGCAATATCTGATTTGCGAAATAGTATAAAAGAATTCGGGATGGTTGACCCGCTTATTGTTAATTCTGCACCGAAACGAAAGAATATCATAATAGGTGGACATTTCAGAAACAAAATAGCAAAGGATTTAGGATATAAAACAGTTTCAGTGGTTTATATTAATATTCCTAATATAGAAAAAGAAAGGAAACTCAATATCCGCTTGAATAAAAATCTTGGGGAATGGGACTTTGATTTGCTATCTGAATTTGACGAGGACTTATTAAAGGATATAGGTTTTGATAGTAAGGAACTTAATAATATATTTCAGTTAGAACCTAACGCAAAAGACGATATTGTGCCAGACCCGCCGAAAAAGGCAAAGTCAAAACTCGGCGAGATATATCAACTTGGTAGACACAGGGTTATGTGTGGGGATTCTACGAAGAAAGAGGATGTGGAAAAATTGATGAACGGAAAGAAAGCAGATATGGTTTTCACTGACCCGCCGTATGGTGTGGACTATGGTAAAAAGAATCGGTTTCTAAATTCCTTCCAGAAGGCTGGAAGGAATTTGAAAGACATTGCAAATGATACGATTGGAAAAGATGAATTATTTACTATGCTTAATAAAACATTTACATTAGTAAATGAATACGGACAAGATTGGTGTAGTTATTATGTAACTGCGCCACAAGGCGGCGAACTCGGATTGATGATGATGATGATGATGATGAGCGGATTACCAACAAGGCACGTTTTAATATGGAATAAAAACCGTCAAAATTTCTCACTTGGTAGATTAAATTATGAATATAAACACGAACCTATATTATTTTCTTGGAAGAAAACACATAAATTTTATGGGGGTGGACAATGTAAAAGTAGCGTATGGGATATAGATAAAGAACTAAAATGCGATAAACATCCTACAATGAAACCTGTTGCTCTTATAGAAAATGCTATTCTTAATTCAAGTCAACGAGGTGAAATTATAGGGGATTTCTTTTTAGGAAGTGGTAGCACACTTATTGCAGCAGAAAAAACAAACCGCATCTGCTACGGTATGGAGATAGACCCCATTTATGTAGATGTGATAATAAAACGCTATCAGGATTATACAGGTAAAAAAGCAATTAAGTTATGAAGAAACCTGCTGATAAAACAGCGAAAAAACAGCGTGTCATAGGTAAACCGTTCCCTAAAGGTGTATCAGGTAATCCAAATGGCAGACCGAAAGGAACTATTTCTATTACTGCGGCAATAAAGAAAAGATTGCAAGAAATACCAGAAGGGCAGAAAAAAACTTATTTAGAATTATTGCTTACGAGGATATTATCAAAGGCAATAAAAGACGGTGATACCAATATGATTAAACAGATATGGGCGTATATTGATGGGATGCCGAAACAAACGATTATAGGCGACCCAGATAATCCAATCAGTTTACTCTTTACTGATGCGGATGAATTCTTAAAGAAAAAAAAGAAGTAAATGGTTTATACTCCCGTTCCCGTTACAAGGGTCTTTAGGGAAATTTGGGCTTCCAAAGCAAAAGTAATTATCAACGAAGGCGGCGCAAGGTCAACGAAGTCAATAAGTTTATGTCAATATGTAATCCGCAGGTGTAGACAAAAAGCCAATGTAAAAGTATTGATTCTGCGGAAGACACGGGTTTCGCTCCGGCTGTCAACTTATAAAGATTTCATTGATTTATTGCACCAATACAATATTTATGATGAGGCGTATCACAACAAGAGTGATTTAATTTATACCTTTCCGAATAGAAGTTTTGTAAGGTTTGGCGGGATGGATAATATATCGCAGGTAAAATCAACCGGCTGGAATATAGTGTGGCTTGAAGAAGCAAACGAATTTACAAAGATGGATTATTTATTTATCAGGACACGGCTTTCGGTAGCAGGGGAAGAAAATAAAATATTGATGAGTTATAATCCAGAGATTTGTTGGATTCAGGATTTGGAAGGCAAGGCAGGTGTGCAGTTTATATTTTCAAACTATAAGGATAATCCATTCCTTGAAGAAAGTTATATCAAAATGCTGGAATCCCTCAAGGATGAAGATATAACATATTACAAAATCTATACACTTGGTAAGCGGGCAAGGGCAGGGAATATAATTTATGATGAATATATTATGGAAAAAGAGTTCCCGGCATTAAAGGATAACTGGTATGGATTAGATTTCGGTTACAATCATCCTACGGCATTGATAGAAATTGGAATGCAGGGCTGGGAAAGTAAGGATGTTTACTTAACGGAACAGATATATCAAAGCCGATTAACGACCCCGGAACTGATTGATTTAATGAAAGATAAAATCCCGGAAGAAAAAAGGAAAAGAGTAATTTACGGAGATAGCGAAGACCCGAAAGCAATTCAGGAAATATACAGAGCGGGGTTTGATATAAAACCTGCGGAAAAAGGTCAAGGCAGTGTCCGGCAGGGGATTACGTTTACGAAACGGTTTAAGTATCACACTTTGCCAATGAATATAAATCTCAATAAGGAGGCGAAAAGATATAAATGGAAAGTTGATAAAGACGGCAATATTTTAGATGAGCCAGTTAAGTATAAAGATGATTGTATGAACGCCAAGCGATATGGATTATATACGCATTTAGCAGGGCAGAGAGAGGAAGCAGTAGCACACACAGGTTTGGATGTAAGCCCGGATTAACGAATTGCCCCTTGACATATAAAGGTAATCAAGTTATAATCATAGTAACTTACGAGGATACAGAAGTATTCAGCGGAACTGGAAAATAAATATGTTTAATAGTAAATATAAAATCCTCGTAAAACAAGTAGGCAAACTTCAATTATTTATTGATGGGCTTATCGGTGAAATTGAAATACTTAAAAAATCATACAAAGGGAATCCTTATCAGACATACAAGGCAATGGTTGAAGAATTATCAAAGAAAGCGGAAGGGATAGCGGACTGGGGTAATCAATTAACGCAGAATATAATCGCTATCAGGTCGGCTTTCATAATGGCAAGCGGAATAAAATTCAGTATGAAGGATAAAACAGCAACGAAAGAATTTAAGTTCGTCAAAGAACTTTTTGATTTTAATGATTTGGATGAAGAAAACCCGATTGAGTTCTGTAAAGAGGCAGAGATTGAAGGGAAATTTTTATGTAAATTATTTCCGAATTCAAAAGAAAAACAGATAGAAATTAGGCACATAAGTTATACGCAGACAGACTATAAAATTTCAACAGAGGAAGATGATTACAAACATTATATAGGGGTTAAATATAAATATAAAAAAGCAGATGGCAGTTTATCCACTGAACAAACGCTGGAAGAAAAGGAATTTATTTATAAAAGATTTGGCGGGAGATTAAGTAAGGTAAATGATACGCCGCCGAAACTCGGTGCAGCCCTGCGAAACATTGAGGACTTGGATAAATCATTGTGGGATTTGAGAAAAATAAATCATCTGTTTGCAAGCCCTACCCCGACTTTTAAGTGTAAGGATAAAAATGAAGCAAATGATTTATATGACCGGCTTAAAAAGATAAATTGGAAAATAGGAAAACTTCTCGTATCAACGGCAGAATATAAACTGGAAGGATATACGGGAACAGGGGTGGATGTTCTTCTGAAAGAAATAGAAGTTCAGGCAAAGATGATTTCAGGGACAACTGGAGTGCCAGTTCATTTTCTTGGATTACCTGATTTACTTTCTAACAGGGCGACTGCGGAAAATATGATGGAAATGCTTTATGCTTCAACGTCAAAAGAACGGAAAACTTGGATAGGCGCTTATGAGGAAATTATAGATAAAGCAATGTTAATGGCGAATATAAATTTTAAGCAAAATTATAAACCGGGAACTATCACGATTGAAATACCGTTTGTGACGGCAGGGAAGATGAAAGAACTGGCGGAAGTATGGTTGCCACTTTATTCAGGTGGGGTAATATCATTACCGACGATGTTATCAAAAATTCCCGAAATTGACCCGGAAGAAGAAATGAAAGCGAATGAATTAAGTGTAACAGAAAGAGGGATACAAGTAGAAGAAGAAAAAGAAGAGGAAGAAAGTGCCGAGACATAAAAATAAAACAAGTTTTATAAAAGGAGACCCTCGGATTACAGGGAAGCAGCAGAGTAAAGAGCATATTGAAAAAAGAGCATTGCCATTGAGAAATAAAATAAAGGTTAAATGTGATTATTGTAATAAAAAAATAGAGATAGTTCCTTCGGTTCAGAAAAATTTGAAACATCATTTTTGCAATAGAAATTGTTATATTGACTGGTTTAGAAAAACAGGGTGGAAAGAAAGAAGTTATAATTTGACAAAAGAAGGGCGAGCAATTATATTAAAAGTTGTAGGTAATAACGGTAAGAAAATTTGGCGAAATAAAACACAACAAGAAAAACAAGAGTGGATAGAAAAAATGAGGCAATGCCAAAGAATTAGACCAACGAAACCTGAAAAGAAAATGATGGAAATAATCAAAGAATATAATCTTCCATATAAGTATGTTGGTGATGGTTCTTTTTGGATAGGAAAAAATCCTTCTGTTAACCCTGATTTTATAAATGTAAATGGAGCAAAAAAAGTAATAGAAGTTTTTGGTGATTATTGGCATAGAAATGATAATGGGCGACGAGAAAAACAATTAAAAAATTATGGTTACAAATGTATAGTAATTTGGGAAAGTGAATTTAAGAAATTTAGTAAAAAAGAAATTATTAAAAGAATAATAGGAGGTTAATATTCCATACCCATCGGAGCACGCATGCAGAATTAGAAATCCTGATGATTTTGAGAAAAAATCTTTCCGGCGGATAGTCCGTGATAAACTGGCAATAATAATCGGCAGATTAAAAGGGAAAACAACTACGACAACGCAGGCATACAGGTATCCGATTAAAAACTGGACTGTAAGCGAAGCAAGGGCGCACTGTAAAGAAAACAAGGGAAGGTTTGAACCCGCATCAGGAAAGGTGCGGGATATGGGATATTATGAAAAGCCGGAGAATAATGAATTTATTCCCTGATAGGAGAAAATGGTATGCACAAAGTTGAACGCATAATCGCAGAAATCCAAAATATGGCACGGGCTGAAATCTTATCTCTTATTTCAGCAAAAGAATACGAAAGGATAAAGAATATTGATAACGAGCCGGAATTTAGAGTATATGCGATTGCTCACGAAGGCACGGCGGAAGGGAAAATAATCGGTGCGGGATATGCAAAACAGAATTGGTTTAGGACTGCAATAAAAAAACTTGCTGAAAAAATTCAGGAAGGAATAAAGTTTTTTCATATGCACTCGGCGACAAGTAATTCAACGGAGAACAGACAACCGCTCGGAGAAGTGGTCGGTAAAGGTGTGCAGGAAATCGGCAAAAAACTTTATGCTCTGGTGGCGGCATATATTTATCCAGAGTTCAGAGATATGCCGTTGGATATAGCAAGTATTGAGGCAGATATTGTTTACTCAAAAGAAAATGGTAAAGTAAAAATAGACGATGTGAAAGATGTAACGGGAATTGCCCTCGGTAATTCTGCGGTAATTAGTCCGGGCTTTGCTGGAGCAACCCTGCTGGGTTGTGTGCAGGCGTTTGCGAAACAGAAAAGTAGCGGGAAAAAAGGAGACACGATGACAAAAGCGGAAGTAAAAGAGTTGCGGAAACAGATTGAGGAAGGCGAAGTAAAACCTTCTGATTTGTTTAGCGAAGATGAGTTGACGCAAGACCCTGGCGTGCAGGGGATGATTTCTAAAGCGGAGAAGAAAGCCGTAACTGGTGAGTATGAACACCGCAAAAGAACTGACGCTGCATTTGACAAGGCGAGAGCGGACTGGGACAAAGAGAAAAAGGCGTTAGAGGATAAGAACAAAGAACTTTCTACTTCTAATGCGAAGTTTAAGGTTGGCGACGTTTTCGCTGGGCTGGCGAAGGATAGAAAACTTGACGAAAAGCAGGTTGCTTTTATCAACAAGAACATCGGTAGGTTTGAAGTTAAAGAAGCCGAAAAGGTCAAGGAAGAAATGGATACTTTTGTAACAGCGCAGTTAAAAGAGTATGACGAATTCAGCGAAATTGTTACTGGCAAAAAACCCGAAGATAATAAGAGTGAAAAAAAGCCGGGAGAGAAAGGCACTGGTTCGGGTGATGATACGCCGCCTGAAACGAATGAGGAATATGAAGACGTTAAGAAAAACGATTTCATCCCAGAGTAACTCAAGGAGAGGAAATATTATGTCCAAAGAACTTATTTTGAAAGAAGAAGAATTGAGTGTTTTAGAAAGAAAGATTGAAAAGTGGTTTACAGCGGCGGATTTGGAGCAGAGGGTCAAACTGAAAAAAGAAATTTCTGTTTTGAAAGAAAGAGAAAAACAGGAGAAGAAAAAGTAGGGAGGTGAATTACGATGAGTTCAGGATTTAGATTGAGAACGAATATTTTTGCGAGTATGAAAGTTACAGCGCCGTCTGGGGGATATACAGCAGGGGAGATGACGAAGGTGTCAGATACGGTTGGTGTGATTGTTGAAGCGGCGGCAGTAGGAAAAGATGCGGTTCTTGTCTATTCAGCAGAGAAGATAGATGTTCCGAAATCGGCGGCAACGGGGATAACCTTTGCCAAAGGTCAGAAGGTCTATTATATCGGCTCAACGAAAAACGTGACAAATTCCTCAAGCGGTAACACGCTTTGCGGAAGGGCATTAGAAGTGGCTGGTGCGACGGATGAGAGAGTGCTGATAGATTTGAAGGGCAATGTTGCGGCGTAAGCAGCAACGAATATTTGGGAGGTGAATTAAAATGAAGGGGAAGATTATAAGAGATTGGGGAAAAGTGGACTTTGGAAAGTCCGAGGATTTGAAAAAAGTTCTCGGCGCTTTTCAGATGTTTATGAAAGCGATTGACAGGAACAAAGATTTGCACGGAGCATATCAGGCGTTCACGACGAAAGGCGACTTTCCGGCAGAGGTTCTGCAAATTCTGGAAAAATTTCACGCTGTTGGTGATTTTGATTTAGGATACGAGCAGGTCTTTGACATCAGGGATTTCACGGGAACGAAAGAAGCCGGATTTGAAATTCTGGACGTTTCTTCATCTTTGATTTTTGAGAAAGTCCCGGTTGGCGACAAGGTGAAAGTTTACAAAGCAACGGGAAGTAAAATCAGCGTGGGCTTTGACCGCTACGGCGGAGGACTGGGCTGGGATAAAACGTGGATGGACGATGGTAAATACTGGGCACTTGAGGACACAGCGATTGAATTTAGGAACAAGGCATATCTCCGAAGGGCACAGGCATTTTACGCATTGATTGAAGCGTTATCAACCGGAAACAATGTAACGTGGCAAGCGCCGATTCCGACGACTTTACCGAACACAGATGCAAACTATTCAGTCATCAGAGATGTAAATACAATTCAAGCAGCGTGCGATGCGATTCTGGCAGCGGTAAAGAATAAGGGATACGGAGTATCTGCTAACTCACCGTTTGTAATTCTTGCGCCGAATGTTTTGAGACCGAGAATTGAGAGGGCGATTGTGCATCTTAATCAGCCGTTTGCAGGGGCTTCAAAGGCACTTACTTACAACGTGAAACCTGTTTACACGCTGATGTTGACGAGCAACACGGATTACTATGTAATCCTTCCGGGTAAGAAACTGAAGGGTGGATACAGGATGGACTTGACGCTCTACAATATGTTTCAGATTCTTTCTTACATTGAAACTATTGCGGGCTGGATGCGGTATGGCGGAGCAATCGGCGATACTGACCAGTTGAGGCGCTGTAAGACATCATAACCCTGTTTTTGAGCCTGTGGAGAGGGGCAAGCGTTATGAGCGTTCTGCCCTTCTCCACGCAGGGAATACAATAATGCCTATAGATAAGCAGGGAAAAATCTGGGGAGAGACAACAAAGATTTACAATAATGATGCGTTCTCGGTTCATTATCTTGATATAAAAAAGGGCGGATACTGCTCGGAACATAAACATAAAAACAAGGTTAATCTTTTTTATATCATTTCAGGGATTTTAATTGTCTCTATTTTTAATAGCGGCATTGAAGACAAAACAGAATTACAGGCAGGCGGGGTAATGGAAGTTCCGTGTGGGGTTTTGCATAAATTTGAAGCGAAGTCAGATGTTCAGTGCATTGAAATCTATCAGGCATTTTTGGATGAGAATGATATTGAAAGGAAAACGCAGGGCGGAATAAAATAATGGGTATGATAGATATGTCTGATTTGCTGGAGCAGGGCAGGGAGAAAGTAAAAAAAAGTAAATGTATAAATATGACAGATGTTGCGGCGAACTGGGCGGAATTAAGATTGAGGTCGGATATGATGAATAACAGGGTGGATATAATTACAAAAGATAGTCCGAATAATTTTGCGGATATTATCACTGATAATATATGGAAAGGGCAACGATGTTTTATTATCGGCGGCGGAAAAAGTTTGAAAGGTTTTGATTGGAGAATACTGAAAGGTGAATTGACAATCGGAGTGAATATGGCTTTTATGAAAATATCACCGTCAATTTTATTTTCAACGGATTCAAGATTTTATGAATGGATTATACAGGGGGCGCTGGGCGAAGATGTGCAGAGGAAATTTGCGGACTATCAGGGGTTTAAGGTATGGCTAAACTTTTTTAAGTATAAATACCCCGACGCTGTTTATCAAGTGGATAGTGCAGGTGAAAAAATACTTACATCTTCTCTTAAAGATGGGATAGGACACGGCTCAAATTCCGGCTATGCGGCGTTGAATTTAGCAATATGTTTGGGAGCAAACCCTATTTATCTTCTGGGATTTGATATGCAAGGCGACGGCAATGGTAAACAAGTATGGTGGCACGACGGATACCCGTTAAATCAGGGTGAAAGTATTTTTACGCATATGATTGAGAATTTTGAAAGGGCGTCTGTTGAAATAAAAGACAGAGGGTTCAGGGTAATAAATTTGAACGATAATAGTGCTTTGAGATGTTTTGAATTTTTAGAGGCGAAGGGTATTGAAAAAATTACAAGACCGATAATTGTATCATTTTATACGGAAAATACCGGCTATGAAAAGGAAATAAAAAATCTTGAGAGGTCAATTAAAAAATTCGGCTTTGAATATGATTTGCAGGGGATAAAATCAAAAGGAGATTGGCAAACAAATACTTATCATAAGGCAGTTTTTATGCGAGAGATGCTGGATAAACACAAGGGGCGGGATATTGCGTGGCTTGATTCCGACGCTGTGATACAAAAATACCCCGATAGGTTTAATAATTTCAAGGCGGACATCGGAATACATATTATTGACTGGTCTAAATACAGGAACAGCACGGAAAAACAATACGGGAATGCGGTAATATACCTGAAAAATAATGAGCGAACAAAGAACTTTCTGGATAAGTGGATTGAGAAAAATGATAATACAAAACACTGCGACTGCGGAGAAGAAGTAAATTTCGGAATAGTGTTAAAAGAAATGGTCGCAAAAGATGAAATTACGCTGGAAGAATTTGGCGCCTCTTATTCGCAGATTTTTGATTTGATGAAAGCGGCTGGCGAACCGACGATAGAACTTTTTCAGGCGAGCAGGAGATTAAAGAATGAAAATTGATATTGTGATAGCGACTTACAAAAGGGAAGAAAAATTAAAGAGATGCCTTTGGTCTATCTTGGATAATAGTTATTTGAAAACTACTTTTTACAGGATTTTTATTGAATCTGATTATAATCGGCTGTTTGTTTTCGGCATCTGGAATAAATATATCAGGATTTCAACAGCAGATATTATATTCTGGTTGAATGATGATATTAAACTTTTCCCTGATTGCATAGAAAAGGCGGTTGAATATATGGTGGATAATTTCCCTGATACCGACGGAATGATTACATTAAATCAAAGTAATATGGAACAGGGGCGCAAGGGTGGCGTTGGATTGGTCGGAAGAAAGTTTGCGGATAGGTTTCCTGAAAGACGGTGCTTTTGCCCTGATTACAAGATTTTTCACGCAGACGCAGAACTTCAAACCTTTGCAGAAAGCATAAATAAATTCAAATACGGGGAAGATGCAAAAGTTACGCATTATCATCCTGCACTTTTCAAAAATGAAATGGATGAAACGCATATAAATTCAAGGAAAGAAAATTCAAGTTCAGATTTACAGGTTTGGCGTGAAAGAAAAGCGGATGGTCTTCTGTGGGGCAGAGATTTAAGGAAATTAAGATGAAAGTTTTTATAACAGGTATTGCGGGTTTTCTGGGTAGTCATCTGGCGGATGCTATGCTTGCTATGGGACACGAAGTAGAGGGATGCGATAATTTAACAGGGGGATATACAGAAAACGTCCCGAAAGGCGCAAGATGTTATTTTGCCGACTGCACGGACTTGAAGGATATGCAAAAAATAATAAAAGATGTGGATGTGTTGTATCATTGTGCGGCGTATGTTTACGAGGGATTAAGTGTTTTCTCACCGAGCGTAGTTAATAAATCTATTTATCAGGCGACTTCAACGGTATTATCCGCATTTATTCAGAACAAAGGTAAGCGTTTTATTTTCCTTTCGTCTATGGCGAGGTATGGCACAAATGCAGTGCCTTTTACGGAGAGTATGAGACCCCGCCCGCAAGACCCTTACGCTATTTCAAAGGTGGCAAGCGAAAAACTAATTGAGGTTATGGCGATGGTTCACGGCTTTGAATATGTAATTGCAGTTCCGCATAATATTATCGGGCAGAGACAAAAATATGATGACCCTTTCAGGAATGTAGCGAGCATATTTATAAATAGAATGTTACAGGGAAAACAGCCGATAATTTACGGGGATGGAGAACAGAAAAGATGTTTTGTCTTCGTGCAGGATTGTATAAATCCGTTAAAGAAAATGGCAACTCAAAAAAATATAGTTGGCGAAATAATTAACGTAGGTTCGGATGAGCAGTTTGTAACGGTAAACGATTTGGCGGTATTGATAGCAGAATTATTGAATTTTGATTTATATCCTATTTATGTTCCAGCACGACAGCAGGAAGTAAAATACGCAACTTGTTCATCCGATAAAGCAAGGGAAATGCTCGGTTATGAAACACAATATACTTTAAAGAATGGCATAAAAGAGATGATAGATTGGATTAAGGAAAGGGGCAGCAAGCCCTTTGATTATCATTTGGAAGTGGAAATTATAAATGATAAAACGCCGGAAACGTGGAAGGCAAAAACGATATGAACCTTGAATTATTTGATAGTTTAATAAAGCAGGGAAAACCTATGCAGAACTTATGGGAGTGGAGATTTTTCCTTGAATTTATAGAGTGTTATTTCAAAAACAGGAACATAAAAAATCCCGTCGTTGCGGAGTTGGGTGCATACAAAAATCAGCAAAAGAAATTTTATGAACAATTATTAAACGCAAGGCATATCGGGATTGATATTGCAGGCGGGACTGATATAAAAGGGAATACCCATACTCAGGAAACATTGGAAGCATTAAAAGAGATGCTCGGCGGAAATGCAATCAATCTTCTTTTTATTGATGGTATGCACTTTTATAAAGATGCACGAGCGGATTACAATATGTATGGTTCATTGACAAAAAATATAATTGCATTCCACGATATAAGTGAATCTTTATATACGCAGGCAAATATACAAGATGGGCGAGTTTCAAAACTTTGGGCGGAAATTATAGCGTCGGAAAAACAATATACGCTTATGACTTTCAATAAATGGCAAAGTCAAGGTCAGTATGGAATAGGTTTGCTGATAAAGGAGTAAAAATGAGTTTAGAAGATAATAGTTGGGTAACAATGGCGGAAGCGAATACATATTTCGGAGAGAGAATTGGAGCGGGGAATTACTGGACTACGGGATTGGATAAAGAGCGGGCGCTGATAACGGCATACAGGCAGTTAAAAAATATGGAAGGATATGTTTTCCCAGATACTCCGACGGTAAATATGCAATATGCACAATGCGAGCAGGCATTATTTCTGATTGCTTTTTCGGATGAGATATTCCGGCGAGCAAGCGTGCAGGCGCAGGGAGTTGTGGAGGCGGGAGTTGTAAAAGAAAAATATGTAATCAGGGAAGGCGTGCCGATTTGCGATATGGCGAAGGTGTTGCTGAAAAGTTGCGAAGACCCTGAAACAACAGGACATCACGCAATAGATTTGGAAAGGGATGAAGATGAAGATGTGCTTTAAGGAGGCAAAAAATGAGTAAAAAAGTTAATCCAAGAGGAATTGCAAGACCGCAGGATGGCGGTGGAAAAGGCGTTGGAAGACCGGGTGGAATGAGGGGCGGAATAAATATAAATCCGTGTCCAAGTGGTGGTGTGGGATACGGACAAGGTGGTAGCAAGGGTAAAGGGAAAAATAGATAAAGGAAAATATCCCTAATTGTAAATGTAAAAAAAATGTTTAGAAATTTGAGCAAAATTGAACGTGAGTTATATCTTACGGAAAAGATAAATCAGTTAGGTAGTATGTATGAGAAAATTCAGAACGAATTGATAGCAAAATTGAAAGATATTGATATAACTGCGTTTGAGAAATGGAGAACAGAGGCGCTGTTGAGGGAAACAAATTTGATTGTGAAGCAGTTGAATAATGGGACGAAAATATGGGTAAAGAAAAATATTCCCTTCGGTTATGAAAGGGGATTGGATATTGCGGGAGAACGGTTGAAAATTCTGGGCGTTACCGATAGTATAAATTATGACGCAACGATACATACATCAGGCGTGAATACTTTGGTGGATGAAGTAACTCTGGAACTTCTGGAAGCAAATGGGAGCATACGGAAAAATATAAACAGGTTTGTCAGGGCGACACAACAGAAAATACTGGAAGATAAGATGATAAGCAAAATGATAGCGGAAGGTATAATCAGGGGCGAAGCACGTCGGACAATATCGGATAAAATTCTGATAGAATTAAGTAAGAAAATGGCAAACGGAGAATTTATAATAATAAACGGAAGACATTATCAGCCGAAGCATTACGCACGGTTGGTTGCGAGAACCCGGATGCGGGAAGCGACAACGAGGGGGACAGTCTATACTTGTTTGCAATATAAAAATGATTTAGTGCAGTGGTCAGTTCACGCAGGGGCGTGCGAAATATGTCAGGTTTTAATGGGAAGGGTTTATTCAATAAGCGGGAATGATCCTGAATTTCCGATGTTAGGTGAACCTCCGCCGGTGCATCCTCATTGCGAATGCGTTGTAGTGCCGGTAACAAGACCATTTTTACAGCGTCGGTTGGGGACTGATTATAAAAATATTGTAGATTTAAGTATGAGCAAAATACCAGTTGAAACTTTCGCCGGTTATGAGCAGATTTTACACGGAGTTGCGTAATGAATGAATATGCAGTTGATAAAATTACAGTTCTTAAAAGCGGAGGACTTGATAAATGGAATAAAGCAAAACCGCCGACGGAAAAGACGATTGACGCAAGGGTGGATTATGATTTTTCGGTTAGAGGCGGGCAGATGTTAATAAGGACTATATCAGGGGAAGAAGTTGTGCCGTATGCGAGGGTAATGATAAGGGGACAGTATGATATTGATAATAAGGATAAAATAAAAATAGATAGCATAGAACACAGTATTTTGCAAGTTGTTTTGAAGAAAGGATTTGTCGTTGAGTTTACGGTGGTATATGTGAAATGAAAACTGGAATAAAATTTGATTACAGCGAAGTAGAAAAGAACTTGAAAAAGTTTGGGAAAATATCTATTGAAAAAGCAGAAGTGGGAATGGCAACAGCGGGGTCAATGCTTTTAAGAGATGCAATAATGGAAAAACCGACAGTCCCGATATTGGAAGGGGTTTTACGGGGTAGCGGAAGCGTTATTGTAGAAAATAAATTGATACAAACAGCGGCAAAGTTAGGATACGGGAAAGGTGAGCCGATTACGACATTTAAGAATAAGAAAAAAGGCGATATCACAGCGACGGCAGGATTTAATACTCCGTATGCGGCAAAAACTCACGAAGTAAAAATGAAATTTACCGAACCGTCGGCAGGGAGAAAGTGGCTTGAAAGTAAAATGAAAAGATTTAAGAAAGATTATTTTCAGGCAATCGTTGATAAGATTAAGGAAACTTTCAAATGATAAAAGAAATTACACAATATATTGCAACTGAAACAGGATTGATGATAGGGACGGATTTATTTGCTGGTTGGAGACCGCAGGATGTTCAGGATACCTGTTCTGTAATAATAGAAACAGGCGGGGATGGCGGGGCTATGTGGCTTTCGGATAGGCAGGATAAAACAATTCAGGTTTTAAGCAGGGCGAAGGATTATTATGATGCGAGAGGTGAAGCATATAAAATTTATTCCATACTCAATGCAGGAAAAGGATTGACATTGCCGGATTTAGGGGATGGAGATTTCAGGATAAATGTTTCGGAAGCGATACAGATACCAGCGAATATGGGACAAGATGAAAAAGGAAGGTGGGAGTTCTCAACGAATTATATTTTGAGAATATCTCAAGAATAAGGAGGTAGAAAATGGGACAGAGCAACATTAAGGATTTGGGTGCGTGTCAGATTTTGTTTGACGATGTGGATTTGGGTAAAACTTTTGGCGATGTGATTTTCAAGAGTGAAATTTCAGCAGAGCCGATTCACGAAGACCAAGAGGGGACAACCCCTGTTGATGAAGTGATGACGGGACGGGCTGTATCGGTTGAAATACCGATGACGAGGGCGACTTTAGACCAGTTGGCGAAGGTAATCCCGAACGGTTCAATCGTAGGGGATGCGTTGATTGTAAAAAATCCTATCGGCACGACGCTGGCAGATAAGGCGAAAGAACTTATCTTGAAGCCGATTGTGGATAATTTACCGTCGTCGGATAGTTCAACGTGGCTGACAGTTTTCAGTTGTGCGCCGAGAGAAAATATTGAAATTACTTACAACAATGCAGGGCAGAGAGTTTTCGGGATTACGTTCATAGCGTTTCCTGTAACGACAAGCCCGGACATCGGAAATCTCTGGAAAATAGGTTAAGCGAAGAAATTTTTAAGGAGCGTAAATTATGCCGAAAAGAAATTTTGATGATGAGAGTGCTTTATTTGAACCGATTGAATTCACGATAGAAGGGAAAGATTACAGCATAAAGAAATTGACGCCGGAGTTGATGAGTGCTTCGGTGAAAATTTCAAAAGAAGAAACAAACCCCTATATATCGCTTACAAAGCAATTCTGTGAATTGACGGGCGAGAAGTATGATGTCGTAAAGAAGTATGATGTGCGGAAAGTAAGTGCAACGCTGACATTTATTTCGGAAAGTTTTTTGAATTCAGCAACAGGTAAAAAAAAAGTGCTGAATACGGAAGCGAAATAGCGGATATTGCGAGCATTTTCAGCGGCGGTGATATAGATGACTGGCTGAAAAAAGATGTCAGGGATTTAGATTTCTGGTATAAAAAAGGCAGGAGCATAAATTTGCGACATAGAATTGAAACAGTAAATGATGTCAGGGCGGCGATGCTTGGCGGGAAATATTTCAGGGGACATTTGATGGCATTAGAAAGGGAATTACAGAAATTAACGGTAGGGAAAGCAGAAATGATAAAACGTAACTGGGCGGAATTAAAAGTAACGGGTAGGAGTTAAAAGTATGGCTGGAGAATTTAAGGTCGGAACAGTTCGTGGGGATATGGTTCTTGGAACTGCGGACTGGGAAAAATCTATTCAAAAAGCAACTCTGGGGCTGGGCGTTATATCCGGTGCATTATTGTTAGTCGGTAAAAAAGCAGTTGGTATGGCATCGGATTTTGAAATAGGGATGAAGGAAATATCAACGATGTTAGACGCAACGGGGAAGAAAAAACTCCCTGAATTTTCATCTGCTATGAAAAAGATGATGACGGAGTTTGGTGAGCCGGTTGATAAACTCCAGCGTGGTCTTTACGATATTCTCTCGGCAGGTATTGACGCTTCAAAAGCAATAGATGTTTTAACGGCATCTACAAAACTGGCAAAGGCAGGCGTAACCGATACGGCGGTTGCGACGGATGCGTTGACAACGATAATAAACAGTTATGCTCTTTCGGCGGATAAGGCATCTGATATATCTGATTTGCTTTTCTCTATTGTAAAACGGGGTAAAACAACGATGGGGGCGCTTGCTCCCTCAATAGGGCGTGTAGCGAGTTTAGCAGCGAGTTCTGGGATGTCTTTGAATGATATGGGGGCTTCTCTGGCAACGATGACAAGGGCGGGCTTACAGACGCAGGAAGCAATAACGGCGTTACGGGGTATAACAGTATCCTTCCTAAAACCTACGGATGAGGCAACAAAGGTTGCAGAGCAGTTTGGTATTGAATTAAGCGCAAATACGCTGAGAACAGAAGGTATGGGCGGGGTTCTGAAAAAATTGACAAATGCGACAGAAGAACAGCGGGCGGCAATCTTCCCGAATATCAGGGCGTTGGCTGGAATGAGTGCGATGCTGATGAATACGGAAGGTTTTATGCACGACTTAACTGTAATGACGGATAGAGCAGGAACTACGGATGAAGCGTTTGCAGAAATTATGGATAGCACGAAAATCGCAACTGATAAATTCAAACAAACAATAAATGCCCTTTGGATTGATTTAGGCGAAAAACTTATGCCGGAAATTAAAGAAGGGATTATAAAAGCAACAGATTTTGCGAAAGCGATTCTGAATATGGGTGAAGGAACAAAAATTGCAATTATAGGATTAGGTAAAATGATTTTTGCCGTTACTGGGCTTGGAACTGTTCTCGGTGTAGGTTATTTAGCGGTTGGAAAATTAAAAGGCGCTTTCATAGGATTAAATAAAGTGTTGGCAATATCCCCGATTGTAGCAATAACAACAGCGATCGCTCTTTTAGGAAAAGTGGCGCTGGATGTAGCGGGTAAAATTATTGACAAAAATCTTGCAATGGCAACATCTTATCTGGAACAGCAAAAAGCGGCAAGGGCTTCTCTTGAATTGAGAATTGATTTACTTAAAAAAGAACGAGCCGAAATTTCTGCGAATTTAGAAGCAGGAAAAATAAGAGGGGACGAGGCATTACTTGCGGCGGAAAAAATAAAAAGGATGGGTGATGCAATTACCTTTTATGAAAAACAGTTAGCGGAACAAAGAGTTGAAATTGCGAAAGACGAAACAGATAAAAAAATACTGGAACAGCAACGGCTCAATGAACAAATGCTTATGGACGATATGGAAGCACAGGCATTAGGGCTTGAAGGTTATCAGGATTATCAGATGACATTGACGGCAATGGATAAAGAATATGCAGAAAGTTGGAGTGCGGAACAAGATGCAAGGGCGGCAAGATTTCAGGCGTTTTCAAATTCTCTTGCTTCAGCGTGGTCAGGTTCTATGGCTCAATTTATATTAGAAGGCGGGAAAGCGTCAGTTGCAATTAAGAATATTTGGGACGATATACGGCGGTATGTTGTAAATATGATTGCTCAAATGATAGCGAAGTGGGTTACATTTCAGGTATTAACTGCTGGGTTTGGGCTTGGTGGAGGTGCAGTCGGGAAATTTATGGGTTTTCAACACGGAGTAAAGAATTTCGGCGGCGGTGTGGCTTTAGTCGGTGAAGGAACAACCGGTGGAGAACTTGTTAATTTACCTCGTGGTTCTGATGTAATCCCTGCTCCTGAAACAAAAAGAATATTGAATAGCAAAGTGATGTCGCCGACAGTAAATATAACATTACAGGTATTAGACCCTGATTCAATAAGTGAAAGCCATTGGGAAAAAATAACGCAAAAAATAAAAACAATATCGCAATTTGAGGAGAGAAGGTGAAGTGGTTAGGTAATTTCAAAATCGGGATTGACAAGGATAATCTTTTTACGGTAGGACGAATGGTAAGTATTTTTCGCATTAACCCGATAGAACTTTGCACGGAAACAAGGGATGTGAGAGGTTATCTTAAAAAAGTATCTTTGGATAAAAAAGTGGATATAGTAGAAGTTTTTTGCTCGGATATGTCAACAGCGGTTAAAAATGAATTGCAGTATAATTTAATGAAAAGTAATTTGATATTTTTGCAGGCGTTTGAAACTGGCGAAGAAGAAAAGGAAGATAGAACGAGCATAAGCAGAACAAGCGTAAAAATTATGCCGACTTCAAAAAGATTTATCACAATTACAAGTGTAGTGCTGGCATCAGCGCCGACAGGAACAAATTATTATACAGGCGGAAGTTTTGATGAGGAAACATATCTTATTACTCTTGGGGCTTCTTTGCCGGATGAAGGCGCAAATCAGGCAGTTATTGTTTCGTATAATTACAAGGGCTGGAAAGGAAGCGTGAAAGAAACTTTTATTGAACCTTTATCGCCGAAGAAAATAGAGGTTTGGTCTTTGGGTTTCAAATTAACAGGAATATGACGATAAAAGAAATTTATGATTCTGGAGAAGGACAGCCGATTTGTAAAATGGAATTGGACTTGCAGAACGTAGCGAAGGGTTCGGCTGTTTATATTGACGATGTTCTTAATCTTGATGCAGAAGTTATAACTGACGGGCATCGGGCGCATATAGATTCATCAGGTCAGTCACATTATTTTGAAGAAGCAGAGGAAGAATTTGAACTTCATCTTGATTTTGGTGGTCTGAAAACAATAAATAGAATAAATATTTTTTGGTATCCGAAATCAACATTAATCGGAGATATATCCGGTAATGTGGTTGAAGAATTTGAAATTGAATATGCGACGACGCAAACTGATGGACTTCCGACAAGGTGGGAGCATTGGACTGGATTACAAGATAGAAGTTTGGAAATAGGACAGGCAGCAACAACTATTGTGAATGGTAATATTGCGGGTAATGAAAATTCTTATAATAGTTTTATGGATTTGACGGGAGTTTCTGCTTACGGAGTTCGGATTTCTTTAGCAGATACCGTAACGCCAACAAGGATATGCCAAATTGAAGTGTGGGAAAGCATAGAGTTGAATGATTTTCTGCGGTTTGACCTTAATAAAAAAAGAGATAATATTCTCGGAGTTTTCCATTCTTCAATCGGGAAGGGGACACAAGTTGCGGCGACAGAAGAATTTTACCCGCATAAAGGAAAGTTCAAAAATATAGATAAAGATAATATTCCCGAAATGCCTGCAAGGATTTACGGCGGGTTGAATAAGCAGGGTGTTGACTTGTGGGATATACAGGGACATTTCTGGGTTTTTGACTGGACGATTTTCAAGAGAAAAAAAAGGATTGAGTTCAAAGTCAAAGATAGGATTAAGGTTTTGAAAGATACAAAAGTTTTTCTGGGTATTGAAACGCTGAAAGATAAAAATAGGGAATGGCTGATTGAATGGATGGCTTTGGAAGCGGGGATTTCCGCCGACGAGGTTTCTCTTTTTGAAACTGAAAGAACCGTGCAGATGTTTTACCCTGTAAATAGTCCGATATGGGATGAAATGAACGAAATTTCAAAAGGTCTCGGTGATGTAAGTTTGTTTATTGACAATCATAATATTCTACACTGGGAAGTTTATTCAAATCCGCATAAATGGTATATGCCCGACGATACTGCGTGGGCGACAGCCACATTTATAAACACAGAGATAATAGATAATAAAGTAAAGCCCCGCTATAATGAAATTTACGATACTCCTTCTTATCCTGATTATGGTCTTGACCCGAAAACAATTACCTGTTTTGGTTCAGAAGATGCTTTTTATATTGCGGGAGTGGTATTCCGATTGAGTAATCACTACCGGTATCAAAATAACAGGATAGTAGTTTATAGAAAATGGCTTA